TGTTGTCTTACTGATAAGTCTATAGTGTCAAACTTCTGTTCGTCTGTTAGTTCCTCAGCTTCATCTACTACCCAAGTTGTAATACCTTGCAGAGATTTAAGGTTTGCAGTCTGGTCGCCACTTGAAGTCTTAATACCTCTAAAGATTATCTTGCTTCCTGTCTTTTTGTTTAGTATTTCGTCTTTTGTTATGTGGAAGTCGTGTACGCAGTTAAAGAGTTCTAACTTGTCTATGAACTCTGGTATGATTGATATATATGCTGAGGTTAATGTGTAACGAGTAAACAGGATTGTATGTCCTTGCTCGTATGTAAGCATAACTAAGAGGGCATTGATAGTAAAAGACTTTCCACTACCTCTACCCCCACTAACTATAAAGTACCTACTATCTTCACTAAGTATAGGTTTGTATTTATTGTGTATCTCAATCAACGAACTTTATTAAATCTCTAAAATTGATGTTTAAGCCCTCGCTGGAGTTTATGTCTACGCTTTCTTTTGGTTTACCATATCTATAACTTAAATACAGTTGCACAGCTCTCATATCTCCTTTAGCTACTAACTCGCCTAATTTAGATAATGCTTCGTCTTTGTCTATTATTGCATCTAACCTTTCTATTAACTTTTGCTCTTGTGCTTTTGGTTTTCTACCAGCACCTTGTCTTGAGCCTCCTCTATTTTCTACTTTCATATTTTGAAAAACTTTGATTAATCAAACTATTAATATATAAACAGAATTAATTTTTTTTAGAATAATCTTTGTTGTGCTTTATGTTGTTCTATTCTTTTCATAGCTGCTTCATAATACTCTTTATCTAATTCACAAGCTGTAAGGTCATATCCTAAGTTATGACAAGCTATTGCTATTGAGCCACTTCCTAAATGTGTATCTAATATTTTATATCCCTCTTTTGCGTAATTCATTAAAAGCCATTCGTATAAAGCTATTGGTTTTTGTGTTGGGTGTATTCTATTTCTGTTTTTTGCAGCATTGTAATCGTATTTTTTAGCACTTGTTTTAAAACTACTCCAAGCTAACTCGTATTGAGCAAACGATACATCTTGGCTAAAACCTTTATCCCATAACAACCAACAAGGACTTGGGTATAAATAATCTGTCATATAATTACCACCCCATATTATTTGATTTTTACTAACTCTAAACAATTCTTTAAAATAACTTTCACTTGGTATTGATTTATCTTGACCAGCAAATTTATGATAATCGCTTTTTTTGTCGCCCTTACGTCTGCCCATATTTACATTAACATCAATCCCATAAGGTGGGTCTACAATAGCAAGGTCAAAGTAGTTATCCTCATACCTTGCCATTAGTTTCATATTGTCCTCGTTTGTTATTGTCATCCTAATAGTATTTCTTCTATAAGTTCTATCTGCTGGTCAGTAGCTTTTGGTAGCTTCTCCATTACATATAGTTTAGTATCTCCTAATAGGTGTTTATATGTTAGCTCTAAGTTTTTATTGTATTTACAATGTTGCTTATATGTGTTTAAGCTATGTATTATAGAGCAATGTGTTGTATTATATCCGTTCTCTTTATATTCTTTTACTATATCTCTAAATATCTTTTTGTTTTGTTTTCTCATATACTTATTAGCTACACTACGCATTTCTATAACTTCTCTACGTCTTGATTGCTCAAATATATCTATATCGTTTACTTGTAATATTATATCTCTAATTGCTTTTAATTTCATATCTATATCTCTTTATAAGTACTCTTTTTATTTGTTCTGCTATAGTAGTTTGTTTGTGTCGCTTCGTTACAAGCTATAAACTTAACCTTGTCGTTATTAGGTTTTAGCTTATACCATCTACCATTCTTTTTTCTCCACAAGGATTTCATACTATTGCGTTATCTAATTGTTGTATTAAGTGTCTTAACTCGCTTCTCTCAAACTTACCTGTTATTTCTGCATTGTAGGTTTTAAAGGTTAAGTGGTACATATCTTTCTCTGCTTCGTGTTTGTTTTCTATTTTTCCTAAGTATTCTATGTTTAATTTAAATTTCATATCGTTTTATTATATTGGCTCAAGGGTGCTTTACCCTCATTTTCTAATTCTTTTTGTAGGTTAGCTAAGGCTCTCCAACACACCTTTGCTGAGTGGCGTTGCCCATCTTCGTCTATTGTACCAGCCTCTATTAAATGTCTTGCTAATGCGTCTAACTCGTCTGATGACTTAGCTCTATCCCAATGCAGAGGTTTGTCAGGGTGGTGTTGTTCATTACCAGCCCAAGATACTTTAGCTACCTCTCTTATTGCATCTGGAAAATATTTAAGCACTCCGCTATATACAGGCATTTGTTTTCTTATATATGCAGATTCAGTACCGCTAATATAATCAATCTTTTTTCTTTTCATCTTTCTTTTCTAATGTTAGTTTTATAGCTTCTATCTGTACATATAGTTGTGCTACTATGTTTTCTAATCTAAGTATGCGTTGTATCTGTGTGTGTTTCTTTTGTTTCATTTATTTTATTTATCTCTATATATTTTAACTTGCTCTATTAACCAAGGTTTTATCATTTCAACTGATGATAATAATGGACTATTATTTTTAGCTAAAGATTCTAATTGTTTAAAAATAAAATTCATTTCTTTTTTATTTCCTTTTAATTTTGGATGAACAAAAGAACATACCCTGTTTATTGTAAACGCTTGAAATTTTACACCTCCATATTCTTTTTTTAATCTATAAAAGTTATCAAACAAATAATTACTAAAATCTAAATTTTTAACTATTGATTTTCCATCTCTAAATTGTTGATTACAGCCATATCCAAAATATATGTTTAATATATTACCAACAGAAAAAACATTTTTGGTTTCTTCATACTTTTTAAAAACCTGTTTATAAACATTTACATTTCTTGAAAAACTTTTTAAATAATCAAATGATGACCATTTTCTATTAGAGTTATTTAAACTTATAATATATTTTTGATACTCATTTAAGTCAGTTGTATTAACCCAATCAATAATATAAACAGGTATAGTTTCTAAACCTAAATTTTGAGTTGCTAAAGCTCTATGATGTCCCTCAATAATATTTCCTTTTGTGTCTATAATTATAGGCGATAACCATCCAAATTTTTGTAATTTTTTCTTAAATACATCTGAATGATTTTGAACAATATCTCTATTAACTAAAGAATGTTTTAAATCAGATACTGGATAGTAAGCATTAAATTGTCCTCTTTTAATTTTTGTTGTTTTCATTTTGTTTTTGTTTTTATGTTATTATTATAATTCTCCTGTTAAACAATAGTTATCTAAGTCTGCACCATCTATAAAGAACTTGTTGTATAAGTCAAGTGCTTTCTCTACTTTCTGTTCGCCTCTGTAGTAAAACTCCTCAGAGCAGTTAAATATACCTATATCTAATGAGCCTTTGTCTAATACTAAAAAGTAGAAGTCTTTATACTCTTTGTTGAATAGGTTGCAATATAAGTAGCATTGTACGTCATATCCGTACTTGTTAGCACTCCAGCTGAAGTCTTTTATGTTTGTCGTAGTCTTTAGGTCTACTATTCTATTTGTTGCTAATACATCTGCTTTACCTCTAAATGGGAAGTCTAATACATTATCTATAGCTGGTATCTCAAACTCTGCTTTAGTTATTAGTTCTTTTGCGTGTTCGTTTCTGTAGAACGCATCTACAAGCCTATCAGCATCACTACGCTCTTTAGCAGTAAATACTCTTGGGTTTTCAGCTTTAGCCTCTTTAAATTTCTTAGTGTTCTTAGATTGTACGTCTATAAAGGTTTGTGCTGCAAATACCTCTGGCTCTAATATAGCTGTGTGAAATAGCCACCCATCTCTTAATGCTTGACTTTCTCCACTACCATACTGTAAGCTAAACTTATATGTCTTAGGACTTGACAGAAGTTGTTTAAGGCTACTACTACTAAGTGCTAACTTGTTTAGTTCTCCATAGTAAAAGCTATCATCTTCCATACGTTCTAATAGTTCTACTCTGTCGTAGTATTTACCATCAAGTAATTTTATTTTAGATTTCATATTGTTTTAATTCTTCTTTTAGTTTTAGTATCTCTTTGTTCTTATCGTTTCTTACAAGGCTTTCTCTTTTAGTTATTATATCTAACTCAGTAAGTAATGTGTTGTTAAACAAACCAATCTCTGTAATAGCTTTTACACAATTAGTTATGTCTTTATTGTTTGGCTTTTGTTTATGCCACTCCATTAACTTATCTGCTAAAAAAGTAAACCATTGATTGTATGCTTGTTTCTGTAGTAAATTCATCGTGAACTTCCTACCAAGTAACCTAATACTGCACACATAAAGAACGCAAAGAATAAACATAGTTGTAAAACAACTTCTCTTTGTCTTTCTCTTTTCAGCTCTTTAGCCTCAAGTTCTTTTTCTGTATAAACTTCTATTCTGTTTTTTCTTGTTTGGATATGTAATCCTGTCTTTGTCTTTTTCATTTTATTGCATATTAAATATTACACTTCTTATATATTCTGCTCTATCAAGCAATTTAGCTTCTGTTGATTTAGGTAATCGTCTTACAAGCATATTAGCACTAAGCGTGGTTTCTATATCTCTAAGTTCTTTTTTTAAGTCTGTTAGTTGTGTTCTCATTGTTTTGTTATTTTGTTTTAATAATTAATAGCTTCTTCAAGGTTAGTAAAGTAATACTGTTCTAACTCTCCTTTGTTAATTACATCAAGCTGAAATGATGTTCTTTCTTTGTTTGTTCTTAATCGTGTTTTCATAATTGTTTTTGTTTAACACAAATATATAAAATAATTTATGTTATAAACAAATTATAAACATACTTTTTTTACTCTACTTCTTAAAATCGTTTAAATTCATTATTGATGATTGGCTCTCATCTATCAAATAACAAGGCTTTAATACTTTCTTTTTAGTCCATAGTGTCGTGTCTGGGCAATACATATCTTTTACCTTTAAGTCCTTTAGGTTGTTTAACCAAAACATATAATTACCTTTAGGGTCATTGACAAAGTATAATGCTATCTTACCTGTTTCTATTAGCTTATCGTACTTGTAGCACTCTAATAGTTTCTCTTTGTAGTATTTGTTTCTAAACTTAAACTCTATTACTACCTCTGCTCTTTTACCATTTTTTTCTGGTGCAAATCCTATAGCATCATAGTGTTCAAATCCTTCTCCTGTATGTGTTAAGTCCCAGCCATCTAAGTTTAGTAACATTATCACAGCTTTTTCCCACTTGTGTACGTTCTTAATCATATATCTTATCTATGTCTGCTATCCATTGTATCAGACGTTTAGGGTTACAACTGCAAGGCTCGTGGTATTTATGATTGTAGTATTTAGCGTGTAACTCACACAATAACTTATATTGGTCTTGGCTAAGTTTATCTTTTACCTCAACTTTAAATTGTTTCCAGTTATCTCTATCTATTTTTTCCATAAGTCTAAATCTATATCGTTCCACTCTTCTCTTCTTTCATCACACCCACACGAATCTCCCCAAATCTTTTTGACTACCCACCTTATTCCTGTGTACTTTGTTATGTAATATACTATATCTCCTAATCTCATAAATTAAGTTTTTTAATGTTCCACAATTCACTTAAACTTTTTAATGTATTTACAAGTGATATTTCTTTTTTTGCTGGTTTCCATATCTTATCCATATAAATACTATCCACTTGACATTTATTAAGTGGTATATCTTTATTGTCATTATCAAAGTTGTGTGTAACATATAATACAACAACCTTAGATGTATGCCAAGAGTTTGCTATTCTTTCTAAAACTAATCTTTGACCTAATGGTATTTTATTACCTTTACGTTTGACTTCCATCAATATTAAAACTTCATTGTCAAACTCTAAAACTACATCTATGTCAGTAGGATGTATTTTACCACTTTCTATGCCAGTAAAATCTATAGTTTGTTTTACCTGTTTACTATTTCTTATTAAACTCACAGCTGGTCTTTTATGTGTTTTAAAGCGTTTCTATATGTATTATATAAACTATAATAACTTATCTTAGTATCTCTACTTAGCGAGGCTACAGACTTACCAGAAGCAACTAAAGTAAATACTTTACTATCATACCAATACATTTCACTAAGTATATTATCTATGAAGTCTTTACGTTGTGCATATTCTATCTCGTCTATTCCTAATTCATCTATTTGTCTTATTTCTCCTTCTATGTCCTCTAAGTATGTCTTTAACATCCTTGCTTGTTTCTTGTGCGTGTTGAGGTAAATACCTCTTAATACTTTATAGCAGTAATAAGTGTTTATGTCATCATTGTACCAAAGGTCTAAACCTTTTTGTATATCGCATATAAGCTGTATGTACATTTCCTGTACAATATCCTCAGCATAGTTTTTATTAGCACCGAATGATTTGACTATATTAACCCAGTCGCTGTGTTTATCGTATGCAAGTTCTACTAATGATTTCATAATTTTTTAGGTACATAATATTCTAATGGGTCATATATCTCCCCTACTACAAAAGGCAGTCCATATTCATTTATACTAAAGCTAAATGTTTCAAATGAGTAACCTCTTGACCTTTTACACATAACTGTAACCCAGTCTTTATTAGTTGTGTTTAATTCTATCTCTATAACAGTTTCCGCCTTTTTTTCAAGGAAGCTACCTAAATGTCCTGTGCCAAGTTTTTGACTACCATAGTTTTGATGCATAACTAACATTATATGAGTATTATAATGTGTTGATAATTGCATAAGTTTTGCAACCATTTCATTACAACTTAAAAGGTCATTGGCATCAGCGACTAAATCAGCAGCGCCATCTACGAAAACCATTCCTGTTTCTTTTCCGTTTTCTTTATTTTGTTTTAACGTCCATTCTATAAACTCTAATCTTTGTTTGTAGTTTAAAGTTCTTAATGCGTATGTATGATAACACCCATTGTCTTTTATGTTAGCCATATCTAATGTTCTACGAAAGCAACGAGATGCGTGGAAGTGTCCTTGCTCTGTATCAAAGTGCATTAAACATTTGTCTTGTCTATGTCCTCTTATATTACCACCAAAGTTATTACCATCACTTAAATATACAGATGCAAGTAGTGATATAAAAAATGATTTTTTAGATTTTGGGGGAGCTGTGATATAGCTTAAATTTCCGAGTGTGCAGATTGGTATTGGATATGTTTTTTCTCCTTTTTTAGTCTGTATTATCTTTTCTCCGTAACTCAATGCAACAGGGGGGTACTCAATATCTACAGAAGTGTCAATAGTACACTCCTCTTTTATGAGTTCCATTAGCATTTCTTGAGTTGTTTGTTCTTCGGTCATTGTTAGTTTTTGCTTTGTTTTTGTTAAAGGTATAAAAAAAAGGGGTTAAAAAACCCCTCTTTAGTAAATTAAATTAAAATGGTAGGTCAGCTACCTCTTTTTGTTGAGGTGCTTGTTCAACCTCTTGCTCTCTTTGTGCTAACACAATATTATTATCAGTCCATACAACTTTTCCGTTGCCTAAGTACTGACGTTGTTTTTTTGCTTCTCTTTCTTCTTTTGTTTGATTAACATAGATACTTGTATTATTTCCATATCTTGTTTCATCATTTACTGCCATAGTAAGATTTACATAAACCTTACCATTTGCAGCTGATACAAACTTCTCTTTTGGCAATGCTGCCACATCTAAACTAAAATTAATTAATGCACTCATATTTATTTATATTTATAGGGTTTTATATTCTGTTTTAGGTTTCTTAAAGCTTTCGCTTTCATCTTCTCCAAATACTCCAAGTTCATAGAAACCTGTTAATTTTAAGACTGCTCTACTCATAGCTCGTTTCTCTGCCATCTCAGCAACGTACCAGCTATTAGTGTTACCATCTTTATAGTTCTCGCCTTTTAAGGCACTACCAAATGTTTCAATACGTTTACCATCTTTCTCTGCAAGTGCTTTAAATACTGCAAAGTTTGGCTCACACTTAATCACTTCATAGTTTACTTTCATTTGTTCTAAGGCTTGTATCTTGTCAATACCTTGTCTTGTAATGATTGTGTAATGTTGGTGTTTAAAAAAGTCTGTCTTTTCTAAGTTGTACTTGTTGTAAAGTTCTTTTAATTTTTCTTTGTTCATTGTTGTTTGTTTAAATATTCTACTTCTATTATTGCTTCTAAGTATTCTACTCTTTTTTCTAACGCATCTATTCTTGCATTTAAGAAATCTATTGTTTCATTTGAAGCTACTCGTTTTACATCTTCGTAATGTGTCATCTTATATGTCTTTAAAATAAACAAAAGGATTGATATTACCAAATAAAAACTGCAAATTTAAAACACTTGAATATTTTAAGTCTGCTACATAACTTTCGGTTTCTAATGCTTCTACTGTCATACTAACCAATTCTGGCTCTGATATGTTCTTTACTTTAAGAGCATCTTTGTAGTGAGGTTTAAGTCTGTCATACAGACTAATCATTTTGTAATTCATTGTAATTGTTTTATTGTTTAACCCAAATCTACAAATTATTTTTTAATAAACAAAATGTAAACAAAAAAAACCACCAATTAAGGTGGCTCTTTCTATAGCTGGTTAGCTATCTAAACAAAAACAAAGACAATTCATCTTATACAAATATAAGTATTATATCTTATACCTAAAAGTTTTGTTGCTTTTTTATTTCATCTAATTTAGTCCTGTAAGTGTCGTATATTTCTTGCCACTCTGGGTCTGTAAGTTTTAGTACCCCTCTTGACTTTTGTAGTAGCTGATTAGATAGTTTCTTACCTAAAGCTATAGAATATTCATATTGTCTACCATACTCAAATCTATTACACTTTCTACATTGAGCGTGTACATTACGTTCATCATATCTTGTAGCTAAGTGTTGTCTACCTATAAAGTGTCCAGCATCTGTTTGTGTGAAGTGTACCTTTTTACCACAGCTTATACAACCACAATAACCAGTATTATTGTCTGCATCTCTACGTCTTATGTATTCGTGAAAAGGTTTGTCAATCTTATTCTTCCAATACTTTAAAGTCTTTTTTTTTGGCATTGCTTGGAATTTGAATAGATTTCAGATGTCTTATATTTATTTTTAACTATTTTTAGCTATTTATGTATACTTATATATATCTATTTTTATACAAATATATATTTTTATAATAAATGGTGTAAAGTTATATATTTATTTTTAAATAAAAAAATTTATTTTTTGATAACAATATTGTCAGCTATCTTTTCAGCACTTCTACCAATAACATAACCACCTATACCTAACTGTAGTAAGTTCCAGAACTCATTTTCTAATTCTGGTATTTTTAAATCAAACAATGGTGCTAAGAACTTTACATATATAACTATAAAACCAAATGCTAACATTAATATAGGACGCCACGAACGTTGCAACCAATTACCTTTAGCCTCTGCTACAATAATTTCTGTTTGCATCTTTTGTAACTCAAGCTCTTTTTGTTGTATAATTTTAACAAGCTCGTTCTTTGCTCTTTGTCGTTCCTCATCATTGGTAAATATATCGTCTATTACTTTACCTATGTCTTTTATTACATTAACCCCTAAAAATTCTAATATCTTTTTCATTACCACCTTGCTTTAGTCTTTCTTATATCGTAATGTACAAACGTATCATACAAACCAAGTCCACCCTGTAACATATGTCCCATATCTATTAAGTCCTCTATAATCATAAACACCTCTGCTGGTTTTAAACTCTGTATAGTTATATCAGCAGCTTTACCTAATAAGTGTTGTGATGTTTTAGACCCACCTACTTTTTTATTATGCTTAGGACATCTATAAGCACTATTAATAGTTATAGGTCTACCAGTATAATCTCTAAGAAATTGTAATTGATTTGAAAGTTTAATTATGTTTTCATACACCTCTAAAGGCATATCACAACCACACTTGCACTCGAACTCTTTTAGCTTAAAGTTTTTTGTCATTCTTTTTATGATTAACGTATATCTTTTGGAGTGTATATACAATAGAAGCCAATAACAGTATAACCTTTAAACTGTTCTCAACGTGAGTAAAGCTAACACCTAAAGTGATAGCATTTAAACAAGCTACTTTCAAATCGCTTAGGCTCATATCATCAAACTCTTTAATAGGTTATTCCATTTAAGTATAAGCCAAAACTTAAACTCTTCTAATTTATCTGCTAAATATCTTAATCCTTTTATCATATCTTAAATTCTTGATAGTCCACACCATAGAAACTATGTACTCCGTTACCATCAGAAATAGTAACTGCACTTGATTTCCATCCGTATGGGTGGTCTGCTTTTATTAAATTACCTTCTTCGTCATAAGTGTCTTGTAAATCCCAAGCTACATCTAAATGGTATTTATCACTTAATACTGGTGCTTTAGTTTCGTTACCCTCTTCGTCATATTCGCCTTGCTCTAAAACAATATGTCCTAATTTTACGATAGCGTGTCCGTGAGTTGGGTATTCGTTACCATCTTCATCAGTAGCTACTCCTAAACCTTTTATTTTACTATCAGCAGTAGCCTCATCTTTAAATTCGTATTTTCCTATTTTTCTCATAATTATATTGTTGTTAATTTTTGTAGTTGTTCGTCTGTTAATGCTTCTGTAAATACTTGTAGTTCTCTAACTTTTCCATAAAAATCTAAACCAGTATTAGCGTAATTAAAATCAATTTGACTTAATGAATTTGGTACACCTGAATTTGAGTCTGTGTGTATTTTAGTTCCATTTATCCAAACTTGTGCATCATTCAATTTGTATTTTATAGCTATCTTATTATAATTTTTAATAGTGTAATTAGTTGTGGTAAAATCTAAATTATCTCCACCTACTCCATTAACCCTTATTTGAAATCTTATTTTATTTGAACTACCTGTAGCATAAAAAATTTGAACAACATTATTATTAGTACCATCAGATAAAGTTATAGCTCTATTTGTTTGGTCGTCAGCTAAAGCACTTATTTCTGCATACAATACACCAGATTCTGAAAAGTCTTGTGCTGACCCAGAGTTATTACATACGTCTGCTAAACGAGTTGCAGTAGAGCCAAAGGTAGGTATATACGAAGTGCTAAATGATAGTTGTTCTATTTGATAACCAAATAAATAAAAACCACTTTCTCCATCTCCAGTTATATTTCCAAAATTAAACAAAACTTTTGCATTACTTGCTGTTGCTGCGACTGTTCTTGTCATAAACACTCTATACCAACCATTACCAAAATCTTTTATTTGAGCATTTCCACTGTTAACAACGCCATTTAATATATCTATATTTGCGTGAAAACCACTTACACCATCAGTTGCATTAACAGGTATGTTTTGCTTACCAGCATATTTAATAAAAAAACTATAACTATAAGTTTGACCTCCTGTAACAGAAGCATTAGCAGAACTTACTGAATAATTACTTGTTGATGTTTTTTCAATAAATAATGTAGCGTTGTTTTCTCCATCTGGAGAACTTTGATTTGACGTTAAAGTATAAAAAACAGTATTACCAGCGTATTGATTTGCATTTGGTATTAAATTAGTTGACTGCGGTTCTAAAAGTAATGCACCTTTAACTGAATCACTAAAGTCTATTCTTGGTGTGTCTGTTTGTATTTCTTGTACTGATATGTTTGTAATGCTAAATGAACTACTACTTGATGTAGTTGCGTAAATTCTTAATTCTTGTCCGTTTGGTGCAGTAATTTCAAAACTATAATCTCCATTACTGTAATTATTATAACCAACTAAATTAGATGCTGCACCATCTCCTAAAGCAAAAAAAGCTGTTCCACTTGTTAAATCTGAAACAGTTAAATTAATTTTATATTTACTATTTGCAGTAAATACACTGCTTGATGTTCTAATATCACCATTTGCAGTATCACTAAAAACCACCTTACTATCTCCAAAACCCCATCCAGTTCCTAAAGTCCAATAATCGTTTGGGTCTACTTGTTTAACAGATACGTTGTCTACATAAAATTCTAATGTAGAAGAAGATGATAAAATACTTATGTAAGATGCAGAACTTGCATTTGCAGTAAAATAATATACAACATTAGTCCATTGTCCTTGCGTTACTGCTCTTGATGTAAAAACTGTTGCATCTGAATTTGTTACTCCAGATAGAATTTCAGCACCATCTACTGCGTATATCCATAGTGAAGCTTTATATGTTTTACCATTAACTAAACTAAAATTATTTGGAGAAAAAATACCTTGTCTAAAAGCAGTTGCTACAACATACCAACTATAACTACCAAGATACGCTTTGTCTGTAGATTGTTCTGATGTTGTAGGTGTGCCAAAATTACTCCAATCACTATCAGTATCAAAGTTTCCGTTGGTAACCAGCTCTGACCCTAACTCACTAAAATCTCCGTTGTTTACAAGATTAGTTGCTTGTAGTCCAGCAGTCTTAATTAAACCATCTTTAGCGACATAAGTAGCACTTGACCCTCTTGAAAAATCAAACTCTTTATTAAAGAATCTACCACTATTATCGTTATATGCTAATAGCTTATCTTCTTTTATTGCCCATTTACCATTTCCTAATTTTACTCCCATATTATATTATTGTATAGTTGTTAGCTTGTGCTAATAAGTTGAATGATTCGTACCCCTCGCCTGTTAGTCTTTCTAATTGGTCATTGTCTAATGCTTCTTTAAATACTGCAACGCATTTGTTTTTATAACCAACTATATTTCCGTATGGACTTTTACCAACCATTAATTGATTTACTCCACTCATTGTTGATTGAGATGATGTTTCTATAACTTTATAACCATCTACCCACAACTGTACTCCATTAGAATCATATTTTGCTGCTATTTTATAATTACCAGAATTTCTTGCATTAGG